AACTCTTGAGTCTCATAAGCAAGTGTACCAATGATATCGTCAGCTTCACAACCATCAATATGGATAACTTTATAAGGAAAGTTTTGGCGGATCTCATCTCTGACCTGATTGATGATACGAAAGATCTCATCCCAGTCGGCTGAAGACTCGTCACGGTTTTCCCTCCGCTTAAATTTATAGTTAGGAAAGTAGTCACGGCGCCATGTTCTTGCATCACACGCAATAACGACCTGACCGTACTCATCACGAAACTTTTTGTTATACATTCGAATTGAGTTGAGAATCATGTGACGTATAAGGTCCTCATTGATCTCTAGTTTTTGTACCACAACGCCAGCTATGGCGATTCCATTATAATCAATTACTATCATTATCTTCTTGGTTATCCTCTATGAGTTTTTTTAAGGTTTGGTGCATTTCCTCTAATACTTGATGCAAGAAATGCTCGCTACCAGCCTGTCTGGTGATAGCTGCTACCATCAGATTACATATGACGTTTAAGTCATCCTTCATATCATCTACGTCATAGCCTTCATCGTCTAGGAATTCAGCTATACCTTCGAATATGTCAAGTGCCAACTCAACCGATTCTTCGGACTTATGTACCACAGGAAAGGGTATTACGTTATCATTCATAGTACTATTATACACCATTTTCCGTAAGATGTAAACCATTAATATGATTTTTTCTTACTCTAACTTGAATCCATGTGTTGTAGTACTCATCGGTCAGCAGCGCATCTCTTACGAATTGCTCCTTGGCCTCTAAATAACCACACTCACCCTTAGTTCTGCAAAGATGCAGTATTTCCCTACGGAAGTTATCCTTACCGTACTTATCAATGTCTGAGTTTAGCTCTTCTGACGATCCATAGTAGCTTTTCCAATCAGACTCTACCTGAGTATGTTTTCGTCGTTTTCTAGATTTAGTGATGGGAAGGATCTTCTTACGCCAAAAGAACTTTTTTCCAATGTACTTGCGACCATTCTTGATATTAGTAATAAGATAAACAAACCCGTAAAGATCTGAATGGTCAGTATTCTCTGGTAGTTCGTACTCAACGCCTTCATAAAGCCAATTCATTTTAAGTCCATATTTTAATCAATATAGACTATTTATTAGTTAATCCTCGTCCCAGTCTCCAAAGTCAGGATCATCTTCAAACTGCAGTTCCTCAAAATCTTCAGTTCCACAGTGAGGACAGTAGTTTAACTCTGCCTCTTCCTCCTCAAACGAAACCTTGAACTTTACCCCACAAGCAAAACATTCCTTGGTTATCATAGAGTGACACCTTGCAAATCTTTTGAGAGTAGATAGGACTGCAGTTCCTTAAGACCGCCAATCAGATGAGTGTCATCAAAGATAAGCGGCATTGATCGTGCCATTGGAAATTTCTCAACAAAGTCTGCTGTAGACATATCGTGAGGAACCTTGATCTCTGTGAAATCAATGTTCTTAAGAGTAAGAGCGGCCTTTGCTCCAACGCAGTGGCCACATCCCTCCATTGAGTATATTGTAATGTTCATAGCGATAATCCCTTAAAAGTATCTTCAGAAACGTCTTGCTTAACCCCACCTGTTACATAAGATGTGATCTCGGTTTCTTGTGGTGCAACCTGAACGTTTCCACCGCCAATCCATTTTTCAGTCCAAGGTAATGGATTGGATTGGCCAGGAGAATACGGACAAGTGTAGCCCAACACCTTCATGCGCTTACAAGCGATCCATTCTATATAATCATACAACAGTTTAGCGTTTAGGCCAATCATAGATCCATCCTTGAACAGATAATCGGCCCATTGCTTTTCTTGTTCGACTGCATCGACGAACATTTGTACTACCGCATCGGACGTTTCTTCTTTGATTTTTTGGAAGTCTGGGTCGTCCTTTGGGAGGGTTTTGAGGATTGTTTGGCTGGCGGCGAGGTGGGTGTTTTCGTCTCTTGCGATGAACTTGATGATTTTGGCGTTACCCTCCATCTTTTTAAGCTCTGCAAAAGCCCACGAACAAGCGAATGAAACATAGAATCGTACTCCTTCTAATACGTTAATTGAGTTCAAAGCCATCCATAATTTCTTCTTAAGCTCATACATATCCACGGTAACCTTTTTACCATTAACGGTATGAGTACCTTCACCAAGTAGTTCCCACCACTTAGATGCTTCAATTGATTCGTCATAATACTTAGAAATATCGGTTGCACAATCAACGATCTCACGAATGTTTAACATTTCGTCAAAGACACGACTGGGATCTGGATAGACATTACGAATAATGTGCGTATAAGAACGGCTATGAATTGTCTCCATAAATGCCCACGCCATAACCAACGGCTCAATCTCTGGAACTGAAGCAACCGGCATGAGCGTTTCGGTTGGTCCACGACCCTGTACGGAATCCAATAGGATCTGCCGTTTAAGGTTTGAGGTAAAGATATGTTTCTCGTGTTCGGTCAAACCGGCAAAATCGTTTTTGTCCTTTGACACGTCGACCTCTTCTGGTCGCCAAAAGAAACCTAATTGTTTATCGGTAATTTTATCCAATGTAGGATATCGCAATTGATCATAGCGAGCTACGTCCACGGGCTCGTCAAAGAACATCATTGACTCGAGGTGAGATTTTTTCTTCTTTTGAAATACTGACATGTGCTTTCCTTATATGACGCAGCTTTCACAGTGCTCATCATCTTGTGCGGCTGACTCAAGTTCGACTGATACTTCTTCCTTGAACTCACCGGATCCATCATAAGTGTTGTTATAATATAGTTGCTTACCACCATACTTGTAAAAAGTAACAATGTCTTTAATCATTTCAGACATAGGAACTTTACCTTCATCAAAGTGCTCAGGATTATAACTCGTGTTTACGGATATTCCCTGATCTATGTACTTTTGTAGTACTGCACAAATCTTAAGGTAACCCTGTGGAGATTTTTGATCCCACAGTAGATCGTACTTGTTTTTAAGATGATGATAGCCAGGAACAACCTGAGCCATTACACCATCCTTTGACTGCTTATAAGATACCAACGCACGAGGTGGTTCAATACCATTCGTAGAGTTAGAGATCTGAGCAGAAGTCTCTGCTGGCATTAAAGCCATCAGAGTTGAGTTACGAATACCAGTGTTCTTTAACTGCTTTCGTAATTCTTTCCAATTCATTCGTTGTTTTGGTTTGACCAATTCGTCAACATCCTTCTTATACGTATCGATAGGAAGAACACCATCGCCATACTTACTACTTGTTATGTATGGAATTGATCCTTGCTCTGCAGCCAAATCAGCGGATGCTTTAATCAGATAGTATGACCAGGCCTCAGCGTATTCGTCCACTGTGACCAGAGCTTCTTCGTTATACGCCAGTCCTCTTTTAGCCAAAAAGTAAGCAAGGTTAATAATACCAACCCCAAGAGGGCGACGATTAAATGTAGAAACTTGAGCAGCCTTGACTGGGTAATGTTGATAATCAAGCAACGCGTCCAGTGCTCTAACGGCAAGAGTACAATATCTCTCAAAATCTTTAGGCTCATTGATAAGTCCCCAGTTGATTGCAGACAGTGTACACAATGAGATCTCACCCTCATCGTCGTTTGCTGAGTTCAGCGGTTTTGTTGGAAGATTGATTTCACAACATAGGTTTGATTGTCTAATAGGCGCAAGTTCAGGTTTGAACGCGCCGTGTTCGTTTGCGTGGTCAACGTTCATCAGGTAGATTCTACCAGTGTCCTTTCTCTCCTTAATAAACTCACTAAAGACTTCAATTGCTGGCATAACCTTTTTACGAATCGATGTCTTACGCTCATACTTTTCGTATAGCTCACGAAACTTATCTTGGTCCGCATAGAACGCTTCATATAGTCCAGGGACTTCGTCTGGAGAAAAGAACGTAATGTTACCACCTGACAGTAGTCTTTCATACATCAGTTTATTGAACTGAAAGGCATAATCCATATGACGAACTCGAGTTTCTTCGGTGCCTTTATTGTTCTTAAGGACTACCAGATCATCAAACTCTAAATGCCAAATTGGGAGATATACAGTTGCTGCACCGCCGCGCACTCCTCCCTGACTACACGACTTGACCGCAGCCTGGAAGTACTTAAGAAACGGGATAAGTCCTGTGTGTACAATTGAGCCATCTGCAATCTTAGATCCGATTGCTCTGATACTGCCTGCGCTAATGCCAATTCCAGCCTTTTTAGAAATGTACCGAACAATTGACGTCGCCGTTGCGTTGATTGAATCCAGGCTATCTCCGCTTTCAATAAGGACACATGACGAGAACTGACGAGTAGGTGTACGCACGCCAGCCATAATTGGAGTCGGTAACGAAATGTAAAATTGTGAGATTGCATCATAAAACTCCTTTACCCATTTCATACGGGTATCTTTTGGATAGTTCATAAACAGCGTGGCCGCAATCATCATGTATAGCATTTGAGGAGTCTCGTAGTATTCTTTGGTTCTACGATCCTGCACAAGATACTTGCCACGGAACTGTTCCATACCAACAAAGGTAAAGCTATCATCACGATCGTGCTTAATGTACGATCCTAATTGATCAATCTCATCACGAGTGTATTCCTCCATGATGGATCCATCGTATACACCACGGGACACGTTCTCAATAATGAGATGAGCCAAGGGCCAAGGTTCGTATTGACCATAGACCTCTTTGCGTAGTTTATAGTTGATTAGTCTTGAGGCAACATACTGATAGTTTGGTGTTTTATCAGATATCAACTCTGCTGCCGATTTGATAAGAAGCTCATGAATATCATAAGCTGGGATTTTATCGTATAACTGGATATTTGCCTTGAGTTCAATCTCGGATATAGACACGCTAGTGATATCTGCAGTTGCCCACTCGAGTACTTTATGGACTTTATCAAGGTCGAACGGCTCAGTTCTGCCGTCCCTTTTAGTAACAAAAATATTATCTGCCATCAAGTGACTCCAATTTTCTAAATGATAAGACTATTATACCACAAAAAGGGTAGGATGTAAACCCTATTGTGCGTCTTTATCTATATTTTTTTCTAAAGAATTTTCATAGTACACGATCACTTCTTTTTGCTGAAGTATGTACCTACGAAGTTCAGCCATGTTCAGAGACATAGCCTCATATCCACGCACGGACATGGCAACGAAAACCAACTGCCCATTTTCGTTAGTGAACCGCTCCTTGAACTCGTCATAGTTCTCAGCGGTGACTACAAAAAAATCAACGTCAGACAACGAAAGACCTTTAGGACGTTCCGCCAATGGGATGTCCTTCTCAATGATTTGAGGTACTGTTACTATCTTCTCTTGAGGAGAGAACAGTGCGCAACCTCCAAGTATGCTAGTCGTTAGTAGCAGACTCGAGATCGTCAAAAAGTTGTTTCGTTGCATCATTAATTCTTCTTTCGATTAGTCCAGGTTTCTTAATCGCTAAACGAGTAAGATCATGTTCCTGAAGTTTATTCAATAGTTCGTCTTGATAAGATTCTGCAGCTTGCAAAGACTCGTTAAGCTGAGCATTCAACTCAGCTTGTCTCTTTGAAGTTTCTTGCATTTGGTCAATGACCGTATCTTTAGCTTCTACTGCAGTTTCTAGTTTAGCTGCGTTTTCGGTTAATAGTTTGATCGTGGCCTGTGTGTCCTTGTAGTAGAAATATCCGCCTACCGCAATGGTAGCTAACACAGATCCCATAATCAAATAAACCTTCAATCCACCAAACATTACGTGTCTCTTTTAAGAACGCTCATAACCTTATTTTGAATTGCTTTAGCCCAAAACGGTTGAGGAAAATTCCAACCAATAAAAGCGCCAACAGCTACCCAGATAAGTACGTCAATCATTCTATTTCTCCTGTTTCTTTTTAGGTCCGTTTGCACGACGGAACAGTTTGTTTATGTCCCATCTTGACCTGCGGTCCATTTTCACGGAGCGACCTGTAGGATTCAGATCAACACCACCGTCCGTACCGACCGCGTTTACGGGTGCATCTTCTGGTACACAATTAGGAACTGTTCTTTTTCCTTTTTTCTTAGTACCAACTTGCTTGTAGCCATCCCAGCAATCATCTACCCAAAAGCTAAAATTTTTCATCGCAGCAAGTCTCCGGAAGATACATATATGTCCTGCTTAGTTTGAACATGCTTAATTTTATATATACTTTCGCCTAAGACAAGACCTGACGGTTTTGTCCCTTCGTCAACCAAAACAGTAGTTCCCCTTCTGGCAATCATTTCACCAGTCAATGGACTAGCAATGTCTTGTGCCAACTTAAACACACCAGGAGATAGCGTGTCATTGGATTGTACGTGCCATGCGTTTTCTTCAGCGAGTAGATCATCAATCTCAATCCCAGCTTCAGCAAAGGCATGAGCCAATTGCTCATCAGACATATTCGTCTGTTCCTTGAGCAAAAACAAAGCTGCAGCATAGGAAGAGATACGGCTCTTACCAAACGGCAACTTTTCTAAAATTCTTTTAATATTAAATACGAGTCTAAAGAATACTGTATAAGAATCCTTTTCTTCACTCGTTGAGGGTTTCTTTAGGTTCTTACCGTTTCCGTCAATCAGCCCTAGCTTATACGCGTCTAATTCTTCCCACGGTGTAACCAGCGTGCGAATGAATCGGTATGTATAGTATACATCTGCTGCTCTAGAAACAATGCCCATTATAGATTCCTTAGTACCTCTATCACTCTATCGTCAAGAGGGATATCGTTGTATTCATTCGGCTTTAAGTAATGAAGAAAGATCAAAAAGGTTTTGATAAGAGGCCAACAATGAGGTTCAAACTTAAAGAACATCATGCGGTTTGCTGCAGGAATACCAAACACATTGTATAGAATAATAATGTGGTTTAGTATTAACCTTTCCTGCAGATCCCCTTTATCAAAATACCGTTTCATCAATCGTTTCAAATACTTGAACCGATTTAAGTCATCGTAAAACTCTTCCTCGGAAGTACACTGCGGATTGTTATAATACTTAGCAGCGAACTCCAAAAAATTGTCATCATTCAATTCATCAAAAGACTTCATAATTGTGTAACCTTAATAATATCATTATACTGATATTTATTAGTTACTTACGAACGTCCTTTAGTCTTTTATCACCTTTACGACCAGCAGCTTGCTTAACCTTTTCAGAACCATCCTGCTTTTTAGTCTCAGGATTATCCTTTACGTCAACGGTATGCTTATCCGCCCAGTCCTTTTCGGCTGCAGCGCGTGGCTCAAGTTTTTCTTGATCCTCAGGCTTTGGCTTCATTTGAGCTGTAGCAGCTTCAGTCATTGCAGCAAATTCTTTTGCGAATCTATTCAATGCAGCCTCAGGAAGATTGTCAATATAGTTGTCAATCTCGTCATCAGTCATCTCAAGGATTGCGTCCCAGTCTACTGATTCTTTCTTAGCCTTTTCTTTGACAGCCTTTGAAATCGCTTTACGACGGTTGTGTAGATATTCATCAGAATCATCAGTGTCACCATCGTTATCCAAATCCTTATCCTTACGATCTGCGAACTTTTTCTTTAGTGCTTTAGGCTGAACTTTGTCCATCCCATCACCATCGTCCGACTTATCGTTGGTGTTATCTTCTTTTTTGACGGCTTCGTCGACTTCCTTTTCGTCGTCGTCATCGTCGTCCTTTTTCATGTGATAGCCTTTATCATCACAATGATCGCATCCTTCGCCTTTACACTTAGGACATTCGACCTTGTCTTCATCATCATTTTCCTTGGCCATTTTCTTTTCGTCAAGCATGCTCAAATACGCTTGAGCGATACTCTTAAGTTCATTGTCTAGCGACATTTGAGTGCTCCTTTAATTTAGTATACCCAGTGCCATCGATATTGCTCCGGCACAAATAGTGATCGCCGCGGCAGCGACCATCCAGAAGAACTTACCTAACGTTTTCAGATCAGCAGAGTTTGCCGATGATGTTAGTTCAAGTTCATGGATCTTTTTAGTGTTCTCATCAACGGATGTTTTAATATCACGTGTATCCTCGATAAGAACAGAAATCTTTTCTTCAGCCCTAGCTATAGAAACAACAGCGTCGGCTAGTTTATCTAGCTTCTCTTCCATCACTATCATTCTTTTTTGATCATGGGCGGTTTGCTCCATGTGTACATCAAATTTGTCTGATAGTTTTGTGAGCAGTTCTTGCTCGCGTTTAGTTGCCATAGTAGTTAATCCCCTTAGTTATCTACTTTTGCTCCACCTCGCCACTGGTAGCAACTCCAGTAACGGGCCTTCCATTTTGGTCCAGGATTGTCACAGTTATGTCTGGCACGGAAATTCCTTCGACGCGCTGGGTCGTCTCTTTTGATCTCCATGTTAGGGTCGCCAAAGCGTACAATAACAACATTACCACTATCGTTCTTAGTGTATACTGCAAACTTTTTTGGACCACCCGACGTTCTAAATGGATCATTTAATTTTACTTTCTTACCCTGGTATTCGGCCTCAGTGATCTCAAGATTCTCGTAAAGATCACACTCCTCACAGCGTTGATCAATTACTTCTTCATTATAATTGTTGAATGATTTCACCTTAGCCTCCAAACTCGTGACCTGCCACGCGCTTCATTTGTTTATTAAATTCTTGCTGCGATGGCTTATCTTTATAAAGCTTAATAGATATCTCTGGACGATCCTTACCTTTGATCCTCCAGTTGTAACCCTTCTCCTTGTGCTCAGGTTTCGTAGTCTTAACGACTCTTCTCTTATAACCTGCTTCCCAAGTTTCTGACCCTTCGTTGGACTTCATGTAGTCCGTTGCGGAGTCAAGATAATCGCTTGCCTTTGTGATTTTATTCTGTACCCACTCTGGTAGATTATCGTCGTCTTCTAATAGATTCATCAGATCCTGAGCGTTACGCATGATCGTTTGGAGTTGGGTCTTAGCCATCTCTCCTTCTTGATCGTATTCGTTAGGATCCTTATCGTCGTCTTCCTTAAGATCCCATAACTCAGAAAATGATTTCATCTTAATATATCCTATCTTAGCATCTTAGCCAAACCAGCGGCATCAACAGTCTTAAGCGAACCGTCACTGGTGGTTACTCTGAACATTAACTTCATGCCATTAACTTGTGGCTCAATGTCAAGTTTTTGCCCTATTTGTTTTCCTGGCACTCCCATGATCTTTCCACCCTTCATGGACGGACCTTTGATCTTAGGGGCTGCCTCTGCTAGATCTTCGTTTTGGCGTTTAAGTACTGCTCTAACTTGGGGATGATCTGAAATGCCGGGTTTCATTTTATCCATTGCCTTAACGGCACCAGACATATTACCACCAGCATATCTTTTATCAGATGCAATACCAATCGCCATCTTAATATCTTTAGGGGAAAACTTTGCCTCATCAAGGGATTCGTTTTGTGGCTCTTTCTTGTCACCACCTTCTTTAGCCTTTGCGGCCATGAATGCAGCAATAGCCATCTTTTTCTTTTCGTCGTCAGACTTACCTTGGAACTGTGGGGCATCGGATGCTTGGAAATCAGCAATCCATTTTGCGGCACCATCGGATACCTTGAGCTCTTCGTTAAGAGCTTTTTCAATTTCTTTACGAGCCTTAGGATTAAGACCACGAAGAATCTTATCTTTCATTTTTGGATTAGCTTTAATCATTCGCACAGTATCGTCATCGGCCTTTTCAATGATTGATTCTACAAGACCAACCTTCTTAAGCTCAACGTAGATACGCTCACGAACATCAGTATCCATACCATCAACCATACGATTCAAGCGAGACAACTCTTGTCCTGCTTGTAGGATATTGATACGAGAGATGGTTTCAAGCGATTTAGCTACCTTCATAAAGTCTGCTTTATCGATTCCGCCACTCTTTTGGGCATATGCCTTCATTCCTTTAGCGCCAGCGGCAAAGGCTTTTTGATTGATGCCTTCTTTGAGACCACCCATCATCTTACCGTATACTTTACGGTTGACTGACTTAGCCGTAATGCTAGGACGAGGTTTACCCTTTTGGTCCTTCTTCTTATCAGCATCGATCTCTGCCTTAGTAGGCGGACGATACTTTTCGTTTTGACCAGGAGTCTCATCCTCGTATTTCTTTTTGAGTTTGTCTGTGCCAAACTCACCAGCGTTTTCTCTTAACTTAAAGAAGTCCATTAGTTTCCCCTTACTTTAGCAGCAAGGTCGGAATCAGCCTTGCCCCATGTTCCTGACGATTTAGTTACGAATGAATTGACGCGAGCCATACCCCATTGTGCAGGAGTAGTACCAGGACGATGCCCAGTTCTCCAAGCGGCTACGCCTCGGTTATAAACTTTTCTTAAGATAGCCAAAGGCATACCTGACTTATCAGCTTTCTTCTTAAGTGCTGCAGTAGTATCCTCGGTTATGATACCAGCAAATGAACTAAACGACTTAACGTCTTCCTCTTGATTCTTTGCCTTGGTATCTTTGAGCCTTGCACGATCCATCATACGGTCATGCTTAATTTTATCAACTTCTTTTTCTCTATCAATACGTTCCTTGGCCTTGTCAATTGCGTCCTGCTCACCATACATTCTTTTGAACTTTTTAGTAAATTTGGATGGCTTGGTCTCGGCCTCGGCATCTCCTGGAGCAGGCTTATAAGAAGCAGGGTTATCATCGTCACTCTTAGCATATCGTTGGAAGTGCTTTGCCCGTGCGATTTTTTTATCCTTATCAACACCCTTGTAGTATCCTTTGGGTTGTGACCCAGGAACTTCATCGGCGTCTGGATCTTGTGGCTTTAGTTTCTCAACCAACTCAATGTCGGTCAACCATTTACGTACTTTTTTACCACTAGCCATTTCGACCAATACGTAGTTAGATCCAAGCATTATGATCTCGCCTACCTCGTCGTCTTCCTTTACGACAATAAGATCACCTTCCTTGTATAGATCTCCAGCAACGTAGGCTTCCCTTTCCTCCGATACTGACTGTAACTGTAGGTGTGATCTAAAGTCATATGATTCCTTAAGACCCATACCTTTACGAACATCGTTGAATAGCTGTTGGGTTTCCTTGAACCCAGCAGGCATACCCTTACTGAATGTTTTGAAATCGTTATTTTCGGCGGCAGCTCTTAGCTTAGATGCAGACATACCTGCTGCGCCTTTTGCATCAGGATCACGTTGTCCTGCTGACACAATGTTGACTCCACCCTCAAAGTTATAGAAACCGTGGCGGCCTTTTACACCGTTATATTTGTTTAGTGTAACATCATATTCTGGAACCCTGTCGGAACCAGCAACCAGAGTTACTTTATTGAATCCTTCGTCATACAGTTTGGTCATCAGATCAAACATAGTACGAATCTTTGGCTCAAGCATAATGCTGCGCGCATGTTTTGGAAACATCTTACGCATATACTTGACTTTGGTTTTATAATCGATTGGATTCTCTTTAGGATCCTGCGATTGAGATGCGTATATTCTGTACTGACCGCTACCCGCAACCTTCTTTACGACCGTCATAAGTTTCTCATGACCAATCGTTGGGGGATTATATCGACCCCAAGCTACGACGATTTCTTTCGTCTCTTCGGTAACGTATTCAGCAAAACTCTTAAAAGACATTAATCCTCCTTCTTCCCACCGCTCAATTTAGCGCGGTCGGCTTTACGAATTTTTGGAAGGAGTTGTTTAGCGATACGCTTGATAGCAGACTTCTTTTTATCGAGCTGCTTTTCGATGGATGATCTTTGGGAATAACTAAGGTCGCCTTTATCCTTGTTCTTTAGAATCTTTTTAAGGATAGCGTTACGAGCCTGTTTGTTTGCTCGCTTCTGTAGTACTTCTGGAGAGGCAGTCTTACGCTTTGCTTTTTCTCGTCCAAGACGGATCTTAGCCTTATTACGACGGATGGATTGCTTCAGCTTCATTCGTTGCTGAGCGGTCAAGGCCTCGTCCGTCGAGTCTTGATGTCCATCTGCATTGAGATCCGTAAGTTCTCTTTGAACTTGCTTAAAGTCTTTCATTTTTCCAAATTCCCATTAGGATCGAGACGGTTTGTCCCAGCCTTTAATAATATCAGGGCTAAAGTTATTGTAGGAGAACTCCATACGGTCCACCAACTTAACTGCGCCACCACTTAGTTTATCGATCGCAACATATCCTTCAACACCTGTTGTCTTAAATCCGTTTGGAGTACGAACGAATGTTGAGATCTTTTGTAACCTGTTTAGTTTATTTATAATAATCAGTTTCGCAGAAACGATTGCTTTTTGTAAATCAAAGAGTAGTTTTAGATTGGCTTTGTTTGAGCTAGAAAAGAACTTAAGAATATCAGCCTTTTTAGCTTCCCACGTTGCCTTACCCTTATCTGACTTTTTGGTATCGATTTCTTTTTGGTACTTATCAGATATATATTTGATCAATCCGTCAACGTGTTTTCTAGTATCCTTGATGACTTCTTGTTTACGAACGAACGTATTGTTGTAAGTCTCAATAGTTTGAGCCAAGGTAGCGTTTCCTTCGATCTCACGAAGAGTCGATCCAGCGATCTTACGGAATATCTTACCCGCTTCGGAAAGCGCCTTGGTTACCTCATCAGTATCCTTCTTAGTTAGCGTAGCAGTACCTGATAGATCCCTAAGAGTCGCATCTTGGAACCAAACATCTCGTGATGCTTTGAACTCGGAAGCCTTAACATCAAACGATGCCTTCATTGACTCAAAATCGGATCCTGTGTATCGTGTATGAAATACGATACCCATCTTAGCGTTTTTGATTTCTTTGCCACCGTCCGAGTCGGTTGGTACGGCATACACAATAGTGTTTGGTTGGAACGTGTAGTACTTCTTACCGTCAATAGTATCGGTATCAATATCGTCAGACGTAAACATCAAGTCGCCCTGAACGACACCCTTGATACCAAGAGAAGGCATATACTTAAGACAAGTCTTTAACTTGTTTGATAGATCACCAGACGTATCGGCATCAATATCAGCATCAGTCTTATAGACCTTAGGGTTTTTATTGAACACACCTTTCTTAGCCACGAAAAACTTACCGTCTCGTGGATCAACACCGGCAAAGATGGCTGGTGCTCCGTCCCATTTGACGGTTACATCAACTGGACGTTTTGCTTCACCGGCTAACATATCTCGGAGGGAACGCAGTGCAAGGATAGCTTGTCTTGCTCCATCCACTCCACCGTAGATTACTTGATCCTCAAGGTGAGTCATATGGAGGTTCTTAGCCGCCTCAACGATATATGTTTTGAATGTTTGCATGTCTGTTCCTATACGTACTTAAAGTCACACATCATACGAGTAGGGAATCCATCCTTACCTTGCGTGTCTCTGATGTTAAGCTTAAATGAGTATGTTGCGGACGCGAACTCCATGTCGATCCGTTTACCGTTGCCGCCTTTACCACCATAGAAGATCGTAAGATCACCAGTCTTAGCTGCTCGTTGCATAGCAGCTTTATCCATCTTCTTACTTAGGATACGAGCAGGAAACTTATGAATGATATGATAGTTAAATCCAATACCTGACTCCATCAGCTTAGTCATTGCTGGTTTATTGTATGGCGCGTTCTTAACTATGTCGCCTCCTGGTAGATCACCAGTGAATATCTTACAGAACTTTTCTTGGTCAATACCAAATAGGTTTAGCAACTGCAGACCTTTTTCGTTAGTGATTTGACCTTTTTGAATTTCTTGTGGAGTTAGGATAGTACGAACGCCAACGTTAAAGAACGTAGTCGTACCACCGAGTTTCAAGCTGAGAAAGATTGGGCCCTTATCAGTCTCAAGCGTAATGTCAGTTACCGATTGTCCTACATCGTTACCTTGACCTTTTGGATTGGCAAGGTAGATACCAGAGTCAAACTGTAATGGTCGTTTAGTATTCTCACCGCCAACCACTTTCACAACAAAGGTCTTTGAGTCGCTTAGGTTATAGGTCTTATCGAGATCCTCAATGGCTTTAAGCATTTTACCGTCAACGGGTCGTCCTGCCCACCAGTCCAAAAGACCAGTCGCGAACTGTTCCTCAAACAGGTTACCCCTGTTCTTTGCTCCACGGTTTCCAGATGAGCCATTACCAAATTTAAGTTTAACCTTCTTAAGCTGAGCTCCGCGGCTTACGTCCGCGATACGAATATCACCATCAAGTTGTCTACTTACGTTGACGTTTGACGGCTTTTTCATATCGAGATTGATCGGTGTATCAAGTGCTCGAAACTTTTTCTTTAAGAAGTTAAACAGCCTAACGATCTCCACCTGATTGTCAGCAGGAAATCCTTTGATCTTATTAGCTAACTCACGTTCGCTCTTTGGAAAAAAGTCGTATGCCATATTACCTCCGAAGTTACACTACTATTTATAAAAAAAGAAAGGCGACAAAGTATACACCCCGCCGCCCTTAAGTTGATCAAATGGAACTCGTTCCTTCAACAGAATCTTATTAATTGATCTCTAACCACTCCTGCATAAACGATTTGAAAACCGTCTCTTGTTTGCGGTACGCTTCACGTTCCCAAGGAGACTTGGAGTAACTGCTGTCAGTATAGTCCTTGTCTTTCCAGTATGTCTTACGACCTTGCTTGAAGCGCTCCTTCATCTGTCCTGTGGCGTACTGCTTTACATGGATCATCTCATGTATAACGGTCTTAATGAATTCGATCGTGGATAGCTCAGAGCTTACTTCGATCAAAAACTCACGAGGACGAATATTAGTATCCTCCCATGTACACCAACCTATGACACCGTCTTCTCCAGACTTATTGAATTTACGTATCCGAAGTGTTACATCCAGAGTCCGAATCCGTGGCATGAACTTCTCCACCACGTGGACTATGGCTGACTCCGACATCATTCGCTGTTTCTTGGTTCCGCCCTTGATCTGTAGTAGCATTTTGCTTCTCCAAATTTTCATAATATGATTCGAAATCTGGCTCAAGATATTCGTTCTCTCTTTCAGCCTCGATTTCATCCCAGAAGTAATCTTTAACTCTTCCCATGATTATCTCCTATAAAGATAAACATCAAGACGTTTAGCGTTAGCGATACCACCGATAACGTTTCCGCCAAAATCGTATGAGCGGTTATCGGCTTTACCAAGTAACCAGTGACTGCAAGAACCTTTTTTGATTGCCTCACGACCACGAATCTCAACGCGGAATTGAATAGGATAACCTTTTTTATCCTTGGCTTTGAAGTTACGAAGATCGGTATTCAGGTTCTTAATCATTCGACGAAGATCCTGAAGTTGCAGCATGCCGGCTGCATCCTCGGTGTAGATTGACCCAAGATAGTCCTTTGAACTACGAGCTTTAGTATTGACTTGTTGAAACATAATGTATTCTCCTTCCATTTGATAGTATTATTATACCATAGTTCCACATAGATGTAAATAGCTAAAATGCATTTTTTTCACATTTTTTAGCAGAAATTTCACCATCGTCAGTAATATCTATGTACCCTTCACGCTCTAACATGGCCAGAGCACCTTCTGCACCAGCCTCGACTCCTTCCTTGAATCCTTTAACATTCATGTCCCACATACCTGCCGCAAACATAGCTGCAAGTACTGCTATCATCCAATACTCTAAAAACATTAAATCTCCTCTACGGTAATCTTATACCTTTTACTATTTATGTCAGTTACCTCAATGACTTTTTTGGTAGACTGAAAATAGCCTTCAGTTGGATGAAGATCCATCTCAACCCTGCCAACTTCACTGATGAGGGTGTAAAGACGATTCTCTTTGAGATCGCAGTTTAAGAAATGTCTGATACGATCAGCGATGTAATCACAGTAAGCTAACTTCATTATTCCACCCATACGTGGTTGAACTTAACGGGATAGTCCTCACAAGAGAACTGCTCGTCAGTGTAATTAATAACCTCAACACAAGCACCAGTTGAGTAGCTGAAATGAACATCAGGCATCTTCAGTGCTTGGTCAAGGGCGTAGGCAAAGGTACCTAAAAGTAAAGCGGCCGCGAGACCGTATCCAATATTCCTATACATTGAGCCACCCCTTTTTGAAATCGTTGCCAGTAAGAGGAGATACAACAAGTACCTGCTCACGAAGGAACTTACGATACTCCTGGTCATCAGGAAGATCCGCATTCCATTCGTCGTAGGTCTTAACGTCGGTTGGAAACTCCTTGAACGAAATATCATTCAAAGAGAAAGCAGCCATGACGAAAGCCATAGCATCGGCGGGACGATCCACATCCTTTACGATGTAGTCCTGTCCACCCTTGAACTTCCAATAAGAGTTACCAGAAGAGAACTTACCGTCCTCACAATGAGCGCCATAGTTCTCGACGTGCTGAGTTGATACTACGTACATTATGCTACCTCCACTTGATTGAATCCAAAGTTGGCGCAAAGGAAGAACTCACCGTTCTTCTCAAAGATATCGCCAGTTGATGAACTGTAACCACGATCTCCGATTACGTCCACGATCTCTTGCTTGTTCCAAAGATTGGTCGCCTCGAAGGCTTCCTCAAGATCGTCGCTGTAGACATGATATGCCTCAGTGTAAAACTTGAAGTTCTCAGCCTTGAACTTGCCAAGGATAGAAGCATCGAGCTTAGCTTTCTGAGCAGGAACAGAATTGTGGCCCCAAGTATTGATGAGATCAATCTGTTCGTCTGTTAGCTGAATTTGGTAAATCTTAATCATAACATAGTTTCCTTCCATTTGATAGTACCATTATACACTATGTTTTAGTGGATGTAAATAGAAAAATGCATATTTTTTCATTTTTTTTCATAAAAAAAAGCCAATAAAATCAATGGCTTAGAGGTGATCCTCCGTAACCTATTGATTTTATTGGCTAAAAAAATGAATTTTTTTTAGATTATTTAGTTCTAAATGACCTTAAATAATCCCACAAACGGTTATACTGATCGTCGTATTTGCCCTCGAGGGCTCCATCTACGTCAAACGGTATATCCACCCCAGCTGATTTTAACAGACCCTCGTTCTTCCAGGTATTGCCAGGAGTAGCCAGGAATCTGCATTCCGCGACACAGGCGGC